CTTTCTAAAAAGTCTGCTGCGGCAAAAGATAAATATCTACAGATGAAAACAGATGGACTCAAGTTCATCGCAGCAAATGAACGTGCTATCTATTTCACGGTAGCATCCTACATCAATATTCGTGCTGCGAAGAAGGTCATTATTGACCAACTGAACAAGGTCCGTACTATCGATACTTACACCAAAACCCGTCGTGGTTATACTCACACTAATCCTGAAGGATATGTGTTCGTAAGTAGTGGTAGTGCTTACAAGTTCGTCGATGACGATTTCCGCCGTGCCAATGTTACTCTTGTGAAGAACTGGGATAAATGAAAAGCTTTTCTCAATTTCTATCAGAATCGATTACTCAAGCTGCCAGGCAAGCCAAGAGGTTAGGACTCAAGGGTGATGGTCATGGTGGTTGGGTTGATCCTAGTGGTAAAGTAGTTGCAAGAACTGTTGAAGGTAAACTAGTTTTCACTAGTGGAAGGAGACCCTCTTCTGGAACAGATCCTGATAAACCAGGAGCAGCAGCAAGGCAAGCACTCCCAGCCGAACCCCCTGCTGGGGATGGTCAGGGGGAGCAACAAGTTGCACCAGAAGCCGAACCTGAGCAAGAGGTTGAAAAAACAAGAGGAACAGTAACTCTTGGTTTCGGTAGGTTTAATCCACCTACTGCTGGTCACCAAAAACTTTTGGATACAATTAAAGATACTGCAGAGGGTGAGCAGTATTATGTTTATCCGTCCCATTCTCAGGACGCAAAGAAAAATCCCCTGGACTCTGAAACAAAAGTTCAGTTCATGAAGCAGTTGTTCCCTGATCATGCTAATAACATTGTGTTTGATGCTGGTGTCAGGACTATTCTTGACGCATTGAAGCAAGCAGATTTGGAAGGTTATGGAAGTGTCAACATCGTGGTTGGTTCTGACCGACAGAAAGAGTTTGAGAACCTCGCAAACAAATACAACGGGCAACTCTATAATTTTGATGAGATTAATGTCATCAGTGCAGGAGAACGGGACCCCGATGCTGAAGGGGTCGAGGGTATGTCTGCATCTAAACTCAGAAAGTTAGCACTTGACGGTGACTTTGAGGGTTTCAAATCTGGTCTCCCCAAAGGAACTAAACCAAAACTTGCTCAACAACTGTTCAATACAGTTCAAAAGAGCATGTCAGTTAAAGCAGAGACTTGGGAGGTTGCTCCTAAGTTTGATTGGCAAGGACTCCGTGAGAACTATGTTGCAGGTCAAATCTTCAATGTTGGTGCTCTGGTTGAGAGTCTCAATACTGGATTGATTGGTCGTGTCATTCGCAAGGGTGCCAATCATGTGATTGCTGTTACGAAAGAAGGACTGATGTTTAAGTCCTGGATTCGTGATATCACAGAAACTTTTACTGATAGGGCAGGTGTTCCAGCATCTCAACGTGGAGTAGGTACTGATTCTTACCGTAAGTATGTTGAGAGACTGACTCCGAATGATAAAGTTAAATCCCTCATAAATAAAAACATATACAGAACTGGATCAGGAAGAAATGTCTGATAACTTTATTCAAGAGAACTCTGATATTATCACTCTCCGTGCCATGGCAAATGTCTTTATGCCAGAGGCTCTTGACCCCGTAGGTCAAGAGGATGACGATGTTGATAACGACGGTGACTCTGATAAGAGTGATGAGTATCTGAAGAAGCGTCGTAAGGCAGTCGGTTCTGCTATCGATAAGCGTAAAAAAAAACTAACGACGGAAGCTGCGGCTGCTCACACTAGTGATGACGACGATAAGGAAATCACTGAGAAGAAAGTAAAGAATAAGGTTGTCATCAATCCTGAAATGAAGGAGTCCAAGGATTACGATCCTATGGAAGATGACGAGTTTGATCATGATGAGGCAGAAGAGAACAGGGGTGTTTCTGGTAAGAACAACCCCAAAGGTGGTAAGCGTTTATATAAGAAGAGGGAAGTAAAAAAGGTAAATGAGATTTACCTGTCAGCACCTTCTCCTAAAAAAGAAGACAAAAAAGATGCCAAGAAAAAAGAAACTTGGTATGATCGTGATGAAAGAAAAAGACAAGAACGTAAAGAAGAAGTAGAGCAGATTGACGAGAGATCTGTCCGTATGTCTCGCATGGTAGACAGATATCTCGGTAGAGACAAGAGAAAGGCTAAAGAACGTAAGGATAACGTAGGTAGAATCAGAAAGGGTAGAGAAGAGATTGCTAGTAGCATTGCTAGACTTTCCAACTCTCCTGGTGGTGTTCCTGCTAGTGTCGCAAGACAAGCTGAGAAAGTGGGTGTGAGAAAAGATCACTTCAAGGGTGCTGCTAGGGCTGCTCTCAAGAATTCTTTTGAACCCGAAGGTGAGCAACTTCAAGAAAGACCTTACCAAGTGATGGGTTATGATAAGGAAGGTGGAAAGGAGAAGAAGGTCGGCAAACCAGTGAAGAGTAGAAAGTATGCTGACGCAAGAGCAGCAGAACTAGAAGATACTCACAGGAAAACTGGTGGCAAGTATCGTTCTCAGTACGTTGAAGCAGCAGAAGATCGTGCAAAAGATGAGCATCTAATGCGTGGTGGAATGGCTGCTCGTAAAGATTACGATCGTCCTCCTGCCAAGAAACTCTCTAACAAGGAACTGGGAATCAAACCAGGTAAGACCTGGGTCCAGAAGCAGATGGAGAAAAAGAAGAAGTAAATGACTCTCCCTGAACAGGTTATTACTACTGAACCTGTCTGGAGTGTAATCCTAGTGCTTGCCATTGGTTTGGCAGGCACTCTTTATTGTGTGTATACAATACTAAAGATTTCTCTTGATGAGATGTCTAAATAGAGCGCACTTGCTCTTAAAATCATGTTAGCATTTCTTCTTCCATTAGCATCTAAAGTTGTTGATGCTGCCATTGCTAAGATCCCCGACGACGCAGAACTGGGTGATAAGTTGATTGAAATCTGTTTACACATTCTCGGTAAGGCAGTTAAACTGACTAAGACTGATGCCGATGATCAACTTCTTGAGGCTGTTGCTAAGGCAATCAGAAACCGAGAAGCTGGTTGATTATAAATATCTTCAGATAAAACGTAATTGCGAGTTAAGACATGGCTCTCTGGGGTAACGACGATAACATCACGACCTTTGGAACCGTAAGCCTCTCTGGTAATACTGTTACTGGTACAGGTACAACTTTCACAACCGATGTTGAAGTTGGACAGGTTATCCGTTTCGGTGTTCGTGGTGGAGTAGGTACTTATTATGGTGATGCTACCATTGTTAGTGTTGCCAGTACTACTTCTTTGACCATTGGTTCTACTGCTGGTCTTTCACCTGATCTGTTTGGTGCTGGTTCTACCAGTTACTACATCAGTGAACTTCCTAAGTACACTGTTCTTGATTCTAAGTTCAGTGAAGGATCTTGGGGTACTGAAGATTCTCTGGTCTATGGTACTGCTACAGCAGATCATGACGGAACACAATACGATCTGGCACATGCTGGATGGGTTGGTGTTACGACCTACATTGATATGCACGGTAATCTGAGAGTGAAGTCTGAGACTCTTGTTGCCATGTCTGGTATTTCGACAGGTAACATTCCTTATCCTACTGATGTCTGATTAAATGAGATTTGATGATTTGAATGATAATAACTATCTCCTCTTTGCCATTAAAAATTACGAAAATCCTCAGGCAATTACGAAGGAAGACTTTGAAGATGACTTGAAACGAATCAAGTACGTCAAAAGGTTACTGAAGAGATATAAGAACACGGGTGAGTTGAGGACTCATTTAATCCTCAACCACCTGATTGTTCTTTTTAATGTATTTGGTGATGCCGCAGTTCCTTTATTATTTTTTAAACTGGACGAAGAGTTGTGGTCATCTACAAAGAGTTTTCTGATGTTCTTAAATAGAATACCAGAGCATCCTCGTTCTGATCTAAATACTATTCAAGAGGATACTTATTGCTTAGAGCAACTACAGTTAATCTGATGGATAAAAGACTGCAAAAAATCGTAGATTACTTCCACGAAGAAGGTGGTATGTTTGTTGGTGCTCCCACAAACAATGCCAGCAGTGGTGCGATTGCAGGTCTTCCACCAGACCAACCTCCTGTAAAAAAGAAGAAGAAATATATTTACGGTCGGGGTTATAGAAAACTTTGGCAGCAAAAGTAAAATGGCATTCGGTCTTAATAAGTTAGCGGTCCTTGAATCCAAACTCGATATTTATGAAGACCTATCAAAAGAAATGCTGGACAAACTCGAAAGAGCAGTTGCCACTATCAGTGAGAACAGCAATCGTGTTGCGATCATTTTAGAACGCCATGAAAACCGTCTTGCTGAGAGTGAGAGAGCAGACCAACTCATTATCAAAATGATTGAAGAGTTGAAAGAAGAGATTGATGATATTGATCAAAGTGTCAAACTAAAGTTTGACGAGCAGAATAAAAAGATTGAAGAGAATCAAAAGTGGATTTGGATGGCAGGTGCTGTCCTTACCACTGCTGTGACAATCCTACAAGTGCTTCCAAACATCGGATTGTCATTGACACCATCCGCAAATGCGAGTATGATGACACCAGGCAATGCTCTGGTGAATGGATCTAATTGACTCCAAATACGTCGGTCTTATCTCTGCTAGACTTCAGAAGTTCAAAAGAGTAAAGGCAGATCTTTATAATTTCCGATGTCCTATCTGTGGAGACTCCTCACGCAATAAGAACAAGGCAAGAGGGTACATCTACGCAGTAAAGGTCAATACTAACTTCAAGTGCCACAACTGTGGTGCTTCAATGTCATTCAACAACTTTCTGAAGAAGTTGGATACTACCCTTCATGGTCAATACACCATGGAGAAGTTTAAAGAAGGATTTACTGGTAAGAATTTTGTTGT